GGCATTAAGACCAAAAGTTCCTGAGATACCTGATTTTGGAACTAATGAATTTGATGATTTTGAAAAAGGTTTATTAATTAACAAACAATCTAACGACTCTAATATTCCTGTAATCTATGGAGAAAGATTAACAGGTGGAACTAGAGTGTTCATGGAAACTTCAGGAACAGATAATACCTATCTTTATATGGCTATCGTTATGGCAGAGGGGGAAATAAACGATATAACAGAAATTAGAATTGATGATAAACCTGTTACATTTGCTAGTGGCTTTTCAGATGGCACAGCAGTTGAAGTTGATAGTTCAGATAGTAATTTTTATAAAGATTCCGAAAGTTTAATTAGAGTTGAGCCTCATTATGGAACAGATGGTCAATCAGCATCTACATTATTATCTACATTATCATCATGGGGAAGTAATCATAAACTAAGTGGCTTATGTTATTTAGCAATAAGGTTTAAATGGAATCAAGACGCATTTACTGGTATTCCAAAAGTACAAGCTAAGATACAAGGTAAAAAAGTTGTATCTTATATAGAAAATACAGTTTCAACAACTTTATCAGAAAATATTACAGCAACGCAAAATTACATTCCTGTTGCTAGTACCACGAACTTTTCAACAAGTTCTGTTGCGAAGATTCAATCAACTAATGAGTTTGTGAGTTTTGATACAATTACTACACAAAATTTAAGATATACTGATTTTAGCCTTGCATGGATTTTGAGAAGAGCTACAAAAACTTTAAATGCTGGAACAGCACCAGATGGAACAAATACAGCAACTTCAATAATTCCTACTATAGATAATAATAATCATAGAATTGATCAAACAAACTTGACTTTATCTGAAAGCACTGAATACACTTTTAGTGTTTATGCAAAACAAAATGGCTATACAGGTTTATCTTTAACTGTTCAAGTTCCTCTCAATACTGTTGCAACTTTTGATTTAAACTCTGGCAGTGTAGTATCAGTTCCATCTGGTGGAACTGCAAATATACAAGATGTAGGTAATGGTTGGTTTAGATGTTCTATGACACTAACAACCCCAAACCCTACTTCTAGTAACAATGTTTTTATTGGTGTAGGTTCGGATTCTTCTACTTTTTTCTTTGCAGGTAATACAACTGATGGAATTTTAATTTGGTCACCACAATTTGAACCTTCTTCAAATGTTACAGGTTTTTTACCGAATGAAACTAATTCAAAAAATTATCAAGGTTTAACAACAGTAACTAGAGGTGTAAATGGAACAACTGCACAAGCAGTTAGTAGTGGACAAACTATTCTTCAAGAAAATTTATCTGTACAATCTCCAACTTACTCAACTAATCCAGCATGGTGTCTATTAGATTATTTAACAAACACAAGATATGGAAAAGGATTACAAGATTCAGAAATAGATTTACAAAGTTTCTATGATGCCTCAGTAATTTGCGAAACTCAAGTAACACCATATTCAGGTGGAAGTGATATTAATATTTTTGATATAAACACAGCCTTAGATACTTCTAAAAACATAATAGAAAATGTTAGAGAGTTATTAAAAGGTTGTAGAGGTTATCTGCCTTACAATGCTGGTAAATATAATCTTATTATAGAAACAACAGGCACAGCAACTGTAACATTAACTGAAGATGATATTATAGGTGGTTATTCATTATCAACCCCACCTAAGAATGAAAGATATAATAGAGTTATCGTTGGATTTGTAGACCCTGATAGAAATTACCAAGTTAATGAAACACAATTTCCACCAGTAGACGATTCAGGATTACCAAGTGCAGATCAACACGCAACAATGAAAGCACAAGATGGTGGATTTTTATTAGAGGGTAGATTTAATTTCACAACATTAACAAACCAATATCAAGCTGAAGAAATGGCTGAAGTTATTTTAAGAAGATCAAGAGAGGCTTTATCTTTAGGTCTTAATATTAATTTTAATGCTTATGATTTATCTATTGGAGAAATCGTAAATATCACACATAGTTCTATGGGCTTTAGTGCTAAACCTTTTAGAGTTATTGGTATTACATTTAATCAAGATTTTACAATAGGATTATCTTTAGTCGAACATCAAGATAGTCATTATACTTGGGCAACAAAAACACAAGCAACAGCAGTTCCAACAACTAATTTACCTAATCCATTTACTATTCAGCCACCAGCAAGTGTTACTTTAGATGACCAACTTATTGAATACAATGACGGAACTGTAATTGTAGCTTTAGATGTAACTATAGGTGCATCTACTGATAGCTTTGTTGATTATTACCAAGTTGAATATAAGAAAAGCACAGATTCAGATTATATTATTTATGCACAAGGTTCAGGATTAACTCATAGAGTTTTAAATGTAATTGATCAAGAAACTTATGATGTAAGAGTTAAAGCTGTAAATACTTTAGGTGTTTCATCAACTTATGTAACAGCATCAAGAACTATTGTAGGTGCGATTTTGCCACCAGCAGATGTGGAAGAATTTTCTTGTAATGTAGTTGGACAAGAGGCTCATTTAAGTTGGAAACAAATACCTGATTTAGATTTAGCATATTATCAAATAAGATATTCACAAGATATAGTTGGTGGAGATTGGTTAAATTCAGTTTCATTAATTGAAAAAGTATCTCGACCAGCAACTTCAATTTCTGTACCAGCAAGAATTGGAACTTACCTCATAAAAGCTGTAGATAAACTTGGCAACTTTAGTTCAAATGCTACAGCAGTAGTTTCTAATGTTACTGGAGTATTAAACTTTAATCCAGTTGTAACACAAACTGAACACCCTAATTTTAATGGAAATAGTTTCTTTGATTCTGCTGAGGGTAATTTTGACGATCAAGCTGGAAATTTTGATGATGGGTTTGATACTAATTTAGTTGTTACAGATAGCACATTAAGATTAGATTCTTCAGAATTGTTTGATAGTGGTTCGGGATTATTTGATGACTACCCTGATAGATTATTTGATTCTGGTGCTGGTTCACAAGATTTATACGCATCAGGAACATATAATTTTGGTACTCCAATAGATGTAGGTGGAATTTATACTGTAAGATTAACAGCAAATATTAAACAAACTGCTGACAATCTTGATGATGTCTTTGATAGTAGAAGTGGATTATTTGATGATGCAAAATCTAACTTTGATGGAGATACACCAGCAAACTGTAGAGCAACACTTCAAATAGCAACTTCAAATGATAATGTAACTTATACAGGTTTTAGAAATTTTGTAATAGGCGAATATAAATCTCGTTATTTCAAATTTAGAGTTTTATTTGAATCTGATGATTTATCTTCAACACCTGTTGTATCTGAATTATCTGTTACTGTAGATATGATAGATAGAATATTTAGTGGAAATGATCTAACTTCTGGTGTTGGAACTTACACAGTAACATTTACAAATCCATTCTTTTCTGTTAATTATGCTGTAGGAATTACAGGCGAAAATATGGTTTCGGGAGATTATTTTACAGTAGAAAATAAAACTGTAAATGGTTTCGATATTACTTTCAAAAATTCTTCTGATACTGTAATATCTCGTCAATTCGATTATCTTGCAAAAGGATTTTAAAAGGAGTATAAGAACTTATGGCACAACACGATTACGACATAGCGAATCAAGGCTTTCCAGCATTTAGATCAGATTTGAATAATGTTTTAGAAGCTATTAATACAAATAATTCAGGAACATCAAGACCAAGTTCAGCAGTTGCTGGTACAATTTGGCTAGATACTACTAATGCAACAAACCCAACTTTAAAACTTTATGATGGTGCTGATGATATTTCTTTAGCAACTTTTGATTATTCAGCTAATACAGTTAATTGGTTAGATTCAGTTGTATCTGGTGGAGATGTTGTTGATGATACTACTCCACAATTAGGTGGCAACTTAGATGTTAATGGTAATTCAATCGTATCAGTTTCAAATGGAAATATCTCAATCACTCCTGATGGAACAGGTAAAGTTATTATAGATGGTTTATCACACCCAACAGCAGATGGAACTAATGGACAAGCATTAGTAACTGATGGTGCTGGAAATTTATCTTTCGGAGATGTTTCAGTAAGTTTAAGTGCAGTAGGAGAATCAATTATCCCATCAACAACTGATACTTACGATTTAGGTTCAGCATCTTTTGTTTGGAGAAACATATACACAGGAGATTTACATTTATCTAACGAAGCAAAATCAGAGGGTAACTCTGTAGATGGCACTAAAGGTAATTGGACTATTCAAGAGGGTGCTGACGATCTATTTATTGTTAATAACAAATCAGGCAAAAAATATAAGTTCAAACTAGAGGAGATTTAACATGGCTTTTATCTCCAATGGCACTACAATTTTAGATAATGGTGCATTT